AACTGATCACAACCTTGCCGTCTGCATTCTTTACGTCAAATTTTCGCCGCTGGTTGAGGTCAAATTCCCCAACCAGCAAATCAACGGGGCGATTTCTTGACATGAATAGGCTTTCTTTAATAGAAGCCTAGCTTATTCGAGGTTGCCGGTAATAGTTCCGCTCGTCACGAAGTTGCAACTGACGGTCACCAAATCACCAACAGCTGATCCGATCTCAGCATCTGTAATGATGCCAGCAAAACTAACCGAATCAGAACCTGGAGTTGTGCCAGTAGTGAACAGCTCAAACGTTGCGTCTGATGGATCAGCAGCCGTAAGCACATCTTCAATGAATGCCGCTTGGCCTGTTGCGTCTGGGTCGTAGACCAGCTCAACAGTTCCAGACCCTGAGATCAAGCTGCCGACAAAACTTCGAGCGGTGTCGCCGTGCTTGGTCGTGTCAAGAGTCTCTTTCGTGATGCTGAGCGACCAACTGCGGGTGCCGACGATGGTTGCGTTAGCGCTGCCTGCAGCGTCGAATTGGACGGCGCCCTGCTCACCTCTGATTGTTGCCATTGGTCAAAGATCCTCGATAAATTCAAAGGTCACGGAAACCCTTGTTTGAAAAAACGGTTCCGGTTGAGGGGAATCCACAACTGCAGGGCCGTCAGCAGCGTCAAAGAAGACGCCAGAAACTATGGCCCTATTGTAGAGATCTCGAACCCGTTTCCCAATCACATAATTAGCGCCAGGCCCAACGCCTTTAGGTGTGAAGATGTTGCACAGCAAAACGCCGATGACTTTAGTGCTGCCCCTTGCTGTCAGGCCCTGGCTCAGATATTGATTCCCGCCAAATTGAACAAGGCATTGAACCCAGGATGATCGAGCCGTGGGCTTGTTCGGCATGTTGTGAAACACCACAGGGATCGCCGGGGAAAGCGCCAGCTCAGTCGCAAGGCGGCCCTCAATGATCGATCGAACGGTATTGAGATCAACAGCAGCCATCAGCGATTCCTACGGCGTATGAGCTCAATTCTGGCGGGGATCTGAAATGCAGCGATTTCTTTAGCCAAAATATCTGGATAGCCGGGGACCGTCGGCGGGTTTTGCCTTGTGCGGTAAACGCCGCCCCAAGATGGTGGAAGGTTTTTTCCGTAGACCACTGGCTCGGCATAAGGCAAATTATTTTGAATCTCGATTCGTGTTTTGCTGACCTTCACTTGACGCCACCTTCCGCGAAGATCTCCGATATCAACCGGCGTTTTTTCTTTTATCTGACCCTCCCAAACCTTTGCCGCAAAAATGACCAGCTCCTCAAGCTCATCTTCTGCAAGCTTTGAAATGTCGCCTAGATCAATCTGCCGTGCCATTGCTATGCCCTCAAAATTAGCTCATAAGTGATTGGCTCATTGTCTTGCTCGATGGTGTCGATCTTAATCACTTCATGCGAAACACCAGAAATCAAAACGCGGTCTTGAGTCGTCGGTACAGCCGCAGCATCAGCCGCCGCAATGATCAGCCGCTTATCACCGGACTGGATCAGCTCATTCACCTCTCTAGCTGATACACCCTGCAACACCCCTTTGATTTCATTGCTGCTGGTGCTTTCACTGATCTGCCCTGTTGCCGTGTCGTAAACGCCGCCAGATACGGTCTGGACCGTGACTTCACCGCCTAGGCTTTTTATTGCGTTTTGCGCTGCTTTTTGCAGGGAAGTTGCAAGGCTCATGCAAACACTTCCTCGGGGAACGGGTACTTTGCCTTTACTGCAAGACAGGCAGCCTTGTATTCATCGATTTGGTCTTGATCGTCTTTGGCGGTCCCGTCTAGAAAATCCTGAATCGGTGGGTATTCCGCTGCTCGTTGCAATCTGATCCCATGTTTAACGGCTTCAATCACGTCAGCATTATTACCTGCTGGAACCACGGCATCAAGATCGTGTGCAAATAGCGTCTTGCTTGCAACTTCGCTTGCTTCGTAGCTGATTACGCCATCCTCATCAGTGCTTGGGGTAACTGCATACGGAACAAGCCACTCATTCTTGACGAAGCGAGGTCTGGGATAATCGCTGCCGTAATTTACGAAGGTAGGCTTTGACACGGGATTTGGCTGGCAATACGCTTCCGTTTATCAGCTTAGCCGTATCAGCGTACCGAAGCCAACCGCGAAAAGATCCAATGACATGTCGCAGTCGAATTGCTTCATTCAACGTCATACGCTTGACCTTCAATCTTTCCTTAAATCGCTGAATGGTTGCTTTGCGAACCAAAGTTTTATCACACCAAAAACGATAGCCCATAAAATCAACGCCTCTAGAATCAATAGGAAATATTTGCCAGTTTTCTTTTAGTGTTAATTTGAGCTGCTTTAAGTAGCTTTCTATTTCTTTCTTTAGCAAATGAAGTCTTTCTTTGCTTGGGGCAAGAATGACAAAGTCATCGCAATATCTAAAATAATACTTAACGCCTTGATCCTCCTTTATCCAATGATCAAATGAGTTAAATATTACGTTACCAAAATATTGGCTTAAGTAATTACCAATTGGCACGCCTTCTTCGGAATCAATAATTGTATCCAGAATCTTTAGCAGGCTTGGGTCTTTTATCTTTGCGCGGACAGCTGTTTTAAGTGCGTCATGATCTATCGATGGGTAAAATTTTTTGATGTCACATTTCAACGCATACCATCCCTTGCAGTTCGGCATTATACGTTTGATGCGTCTAACGCCATCATGTATGCCCCTGCCTGGTATCGAGGAATAACTATCGCGGATAAACGCTTTTATCCATATTGGACCAATAATTTGAACGATTGCATGGTGAATAATTCTGTCAGGGAAAAATGGTAAGGCATGGATAACGCGATGTTTGCCGCGCTCTACCAACTCGAAAGTGGTGTATTTGCCATTCACAAATGCTTCATCTTCTAACAGTTGCTGTATTTTAAGCAAATAACAATTAGGATTTTCGTCTACTTTTATAACTTGTTGAGTTCTGGTCTTGCCACGCTTTGCATTTTCGTAAGCAACCCGAAGGTTTTCTATGTCGTAAATTTGATGATATAAATTACCATAACGTTTCATTTTTAAGCCCCCAGCGTCGCAGCATATTCGGTGTACCTACTAATGCTTTATGCGGTGCAGTTGTTTCACCAAGAGGTGTGGCTTGCTCTGTATGGTTTACTAAAAACCTGGGGGCAACGGCGAGACCCGATGTTCGTGTTGGTATTGCCCGAATCATTGTTCAGATTCAAGTAGAAGGCTCCATCCTGCGTACCATTGTTGGAATTGCCTCCCACATTGGCTACACGCCACCCGGAGAAACAGAGCCAAGCCAAGGTGATGTAATTTGGCATCACCGTATAAGTATAGCTTTTCTTAATTTTCAGCATACGCCAGGCGAGACCCGATGCTCGCGTCGGCACTGCCCGAATCAGAGCCCAGATGCAAGCAGAAGGCCCCATCCTGCGTACCAAGGCCGGAACGGCCTCCCACACGGGCCACACGCCACCCGGAAGAGGTCCAGAAAGCATCTCCCAGGTACGTCGTGCTGCTTGCTCCCGTCACAACAGACGGTAAAAATACATCTGCTAACGGATGGAGCTCTTTCTGGTATGACGCTGATCCAGTTGGAACTTGAGCGTAAAAGTCATAACCATCAGCAGTGTTGTCTGCAAAAGCTGTTTGATTATTAGTCAAATAGACCACTCGCTCATAAACGTTTATGCCGTCAACGAATTGCCACGCGCGACCATAAAGATTTTCAATGCCGCGATATGACATGTAATCATCAGCATTGGAACCGTTATCAGTGCTGTTGGCGCTGTGATTACCATCACCATCACTTTGACCTGTTGTCACTCCATAAGTTGTGCCAGCATCAGAGCCATTACCAATCACTTTTTGTGAGTTGTAATCCTGAAACTCGCAAATAAGCAGTGTTTGAATAGCAGCCAGCTCTAAGTAAGACAATACATGCCATCCAGCGCCACGGGCTGCGGCTTCGGTGCGGAAGGTGTTGCGGGTTTGGCTGCGGGTATTTGTTTGACCGCTTACGCTGGATCCAGTGCCAGCATCGTCATAGGTGTGATAAGCCCCAAAATAGAACGCACTTTTGTAAGTGCCGTCTGTCTTGATAAATGCAGGATGTGGTCGGAAACCTTGGGCAATAAGACCATCGTTACAACCCAATTTGACTTCACGGGTGTGAACACCATTTAAGAAGCCGTAACGCACGCTGAATGCAGGCACCTCAACAACCACTTGACCATCAGCACCTGTAAGGTCACTTGCTACTGCACCAGCGGCAGGTGTAGCCGTTGAAGTGGCTGCAAGGCATTCCCACAAGTACCCGCCATTCGTAACACGCTGCCCCACGGTGAACGTACCAGCAGCCCATGCCGGTACACCGACACGAAGTGAACTATTTGTGCTTTCACTAATTGTGCCAGTATAAGCAGTGTCAAGTGCTTCAGTTTCTATAATGCGAAGCCAATCGCCTGCTTTCATGTCGCTGTCATCAGCGTCTAGGTAATACTGAACAACCCCAGCATCGTTAATGACACAACGACGCATCCGCGATTGAACATCAATGTCTACCGCGCCCGTAAGGTCGCTGACTTTGATGCTGGTACCTGGCAGATAAAGCCCATAAGTATCATCGTCGTGGTCCCAGCCAAAGACTGCGGATGGAGTAATTTGCTCCCAGGTTGGGGCTGCACTGGGTCCATTGGAGACAAGTACTTGACCTGCTTCTCCAGGAGTGGCAGCGCCTGTTCCTACTTCGTCGAGGGTGCCGGTGAATGGGTTGAACTTATAGCTCATGACTAAACTTTAGCAACGCTGGAAAGGTTTCCACTCGAATAAGTCAACGTCAAGGTTGCTACCGTCGTACCTAACGCCCCTAC